TTGCTAATAGGATTTCTATAACAATACTCCCTAAAGTGCCTATTGCACTATTCCCATCGGTATTAACAATATCAATTATATCTTGGATTGTCTCAATCACTATTTTGAACGGATTTATTGCACTCACAATCTGCACAATAGACTCTCCTACTGATACTAGCACTTTACCAATGAAATCTAATGCGTCTTTGTTCTCTACAGTCCAGTTTAACCATTCTGTGACTTTAGGAATAATCCATTTGAGAACAGGCAATAACATCAAATTGAGCATCATCATAAATGGAGTCAGAGTGAGCTTAACAATAGATTGCCATATCTCGGATTGGTTAACAATTTCTTTCAATGTATTGAGCACTTTCTTCAGGACTTTCACTGCGAAAAATCCGCCGATTAGTTTTAACCACCCTCCAACACTATTGAGTAATGAACCAAATCGGGGTTCGAGTGGCTCGTAGGTAATCTCAACAGGCACTATAGCTGTTGATGTTGATTCTGCCTCTGAAGATTTATATGATTTTGCCGAATTGATTAAATCATCAATCTTCTTCTTGGACTCTTCATACCCAGATACATATGATTTGAATTCTAGGTCGATTGTTGCTTTTCTTGGACTCATATATACCCTAGTTTATTCATACCTTCGATGTAGAACACAATTTCTTCATATGACATGTCATCAATATCTACATCACGTGCTCTACAATGAAACAATCTACATAAGGCAAATAGCACCTGCCCTTCAGGGCACTCTACGAAAGTGCTTTACCTCTTTCTCTGTACCGCAAGTCTCTTCGATGATAGCTTCTGCAAGGCTTCTGAGAAGACCTGTCTGATTCTCAAACTCAATCCAAAGTTCTTTGTGCTTGAGGTCTGGGTCAACACACATCTCAGCAACTAATTTAGCCTCTAACTCAATCTCATTCTCATTAAGTTCTTCGATATCTATATCCTCTTTATTGGAGAGTTTGCTAATCTTAATGAGTTCTTTCTTGAGAGGTCCTGGTACAGAGGTGTATACTTCTAATTCAAAACCAAGTCCAGAGATAATAATAGTCTCGTGTTTAGTTGCCTTAATAATTCTAGCAATCTTATTATTAGACTGTTCTGCCTCTTCCTGCATGGAGTTTGTTTCAGAGATGAGTTTTGCTCTCATCTCTTCACTCATTGGAATATTCATGCACCCTCCGAGATAGTGAGCATGTTACCACTGCCTTCAAGTGTCTGAGTGATGAATTCTCCATAAGATAATTCCCAAGTATAATTCGGGAAATACACGTTAGACACGGTAAGTGTTCTCGTAGAGTTCTTGTCAGTAGATACTACTTCACACGTGACTTCAAACTTAGGATAGGTGGTATCTTCAGTATCGAGAGTAACAGTACCTCCGCTAGGTCCTGCACTATTAAGAGTGCGCACGGCTAAGTCCTGAGCGATAGGGAGAATCTTTGCATAGTTCAGAGATACTTCAACATTTGCATTGGTTCTGCCTACATCCTGCCACATGGTGTCTCCACATCCATAGAGTTTAACATCATCGGATGTGTAGTTAATTGAAGCAGACTGGGCAATACCAACTTCGATGGTGTTAGAACCATCAATAATTTTGATAACAGCATTCGTTCCGAAATACTGTTTTCCTGGGGTAGCTACCATGTATAATAATAGGAAGAGTGAGTATTTAAATCACTCTATAAAATCAACAAATGATAATGTAATCTGATATGCAGTTAAGAGATATCCATCTGGAATCCATGTCTCAGAGCCAACAGAGTATGATGCAATCTGGGCTGTACCTATATCTCTCATACCGAATGGGAAACATTCATCCATAATCTGTTCTCCAATCTTGAGAGCTTCGATTACATTATCACCTACATTCTCTGCATGGTCTTTGTCAACTACATGGGTAACTCCGTAGATTCTGATATCATACTCTACGTATCTAGCACCTCCAATATATGGAGTCTGTACAATCTGTTCAAACGATGGAGATATAATGTAAACTCCTGCTTCATCCACAACAGCAGGAATATCATCCATCACCATTACCTTAGTATTTGCATCAACTTTGCTTACAAAGCGAGATTTGATGCCTTCAACAACTTCACTAATCTTAGTCATTTCCACTCACCACTATCTTCATTTAATTTATCAATGGAATCGAATATAGCTTCTCTCATTACATATAGTCTAGAATTATAATATTTATGATTATTTGCCTTTGGTCTTGAGTACATGGCGTATTCAAACAAACCTGTCGATTTATTAAATGTCTTCAAACACTGTGTGTATGAATACGGTCCATACTTGGACGGGTTTGGTTTGATTGTATTCTTTGCAGAGAACATACGAGAGAAAGCAATATTGTCAACTAATACTTTAACAGGTATCAGTTTCTTATATCTTTGATACACTAGATTTCTGGTAATAGCCTCCTTGTCTTTAACTATTCCCCTAGTTGACTTCATACCTTTCAATGTACTTCTAGTCAACTTCTCCAACCTATATATTCTCTCTATTTCTTCCCTACTAATTATAGCATCATCTTTCATATATATCTCTCTGGGGATTATATATGCCTTGGGAACATTAGGTGGATTTTTGCGTCTCCTGTATGCTATGTACGATGTGGGAGGTTGTGAGTTAGTGGCTCTAATTAATATAGTATATACTATAGATGATTTGCCTTTTCCTGTTTTGTGATTATATATTGCCCTTTGAGATATTATTTTAGAATCCCATTTCTTAACATTGATATGTGATTTGCGAGGGTCGGATACAGGCTCTTCTGTTTTATTTAATCTATCTTTGATTAATGGTAAAGCTGATTGTGCGATGGGCAATACTTGAGACCGAAGATATCTTCTGGCTTTGGCATCAGTAAGTGGGTTTTCACCCACTCTTAATTTAGTCTTTACTCTCATGCGTAGGCAGTTGGGTCTACAGGAGGTCTCCTATACAGTTCTAAGATACTCTTGATATCATCCGTCAAGATATATTTAGCATATTCAGGGTCAAACATGGCGGCATAGTCCTGAACAGCACTCTGCCTGAGAGTGGCAGACTCCTGCATCTTTGCCTTGTAGTTGAGATAGTTATTCACTATCATCGCAGTTGCTCTTTTTAATACCGAGAATATCTTATCATCTTCTGGATATCCGGCAGTATAGGTGATACGGATATTGTTTATACCATTGAGTGGTGCATTTCGGATAATAGCAATCTTAGTGGATTTAAATTTCTGGATGACTTGATAATCCCCCACTTCAGTATCAGATGGTGGGTTTAATAACATCCATACTGGTACACCATAATTAGTTGCTCTGTTTACTTCTACACCCGTGATGCTGAGTACAGGATAATCTCTCGGTAAGAATGTCCTTCTCCTAATGTTGAGGTCTGGCGATTGTGCCCCCATTGCATAACCATATACGGCAGGGATGTAATCTGGGTAGAAGTAATAGTCGCTTGTATCCATAGTGTGATATTCATTCTCAATGGTGTGTTCATAGAATGTCTCGACATTACACCATCTATTTACCAATTCAGATGCGGCAGTACAGAGTTCGCTCACAAATAATTCATATTCTCCATCGGTCATCTGAGCACCGAATATTTTCATATTCTTGTGGGAGAATCCGTTCATCTCTGCTACATCAGCGGCATTACAATAATTCCCGTCTGATAATGACATAGTATATAATGAGACGTGGATAATAAAAAAGATTATGGGGAGATTATGCTTTAGTAATAGTCACTTCCCCTTTGTATACATCGATGATGGTGTTACCAGAAACAATCGAGTATCCTTCAACAAGTTCTCTCTCATACGAGGAGATTTCGTTTAAGACTGCGATTGGGTCTCCCACATGTTTGCAGATGTCTACTTTCTGTTCGTCAGAGAGATATGAATAAAGACGAGAATTTGGAGTGACTAATGTCGGGATACCAAACTCAACTCTCCATACACCACCATTAATTCCATGCGTTGTGATATGGTATTCTTTCTGAACATCACCATAAGTAGAGCTGATTTCATAGGAATCGATGAGACTATCGATATCTATACGCTCTTCTTCTGTGCATGAATCTAATACAAGGTTGCGATTACGGTCGCTCATTCTCCAAGTGCTTGCGGGAATCTCGTTGATAAGAGTTTCGTAGTCTGTATCTGAGATTGGTTTGTCTAAGTTGAAGAATGCTAAGATGCCTGATTTCTGGGCGAGTGCGATTCCGAGTTCTTCGAGTGTTTCTGAAAGTTTGTTGCTGATTTTTCCCTTAGTAATATACTGATAGACTGCTACTCCTGCAATCACAAAGAATACTAAGTATGGTACAACAAATTCGAGTAATTCGAGTGTAATTTCCATACACTCATATATTGAACTTGATTATAAAAATAGTTATGGGGTGATAAGTCTCTGACCTATCCCTATGTCTGGAATCTTATCAACAGTACCAATACCACAACCTATAGTACCAGTATAAGTTGGTTCGGTAATTGTTGCTATTGTGAGAATATCATCATCCCCTTCAACAGAAGCGTTACCAAATACATATCCTGCGTAATCGCCCTGTATGATAGTAATCTCACCTGCCATATTAGATACGATAGAGGAAGTATAATCTGAATAATCTCTATCTAATCTCTCTGCGATATTGTCGGCAGTTGCTCCCACATCATCCCCAATCAGAATATCCTTGGCATCGTACATTTCAGACACTAATGTGTATGTGCTTGTACGTCCGCCATATGTGAACACAAACTCTGCACCTGGCTCTGGATTGTTATTTAATGTAATCTTCCATTCTCCTTCATTGGTGATTGTCACTGGACCTAATACAATCACATTGAGGAGAAGAAGTACGTCAGACATTCCCCATTCTGATTTGTTAGTGCCTAATAATCCTCTCACAATACTGACTCGACCAGAAGTTGTATCAGCACTTCTAACACGAGCAACTTCATTCCTAGTTACATTCCAGACATATCCGTGAGCATTACTAAAGTATGAGAGTAAACTAGCATCGTATTCGGTGTGTAATGTAATGCTCCAATCATCCTGGCTGATTGGTTCGGACTGGATAACTAATGATTTGTATTTGAATGTTTCAGGCACACCATTTGTAGAGAGTTTGATATTGGTAACTCCATTGTACCAATCAAATACAATCTCATCATTAGAATGGTGTTTGACGTAACTAACAAAGGATGAGATTGGAACTACATCCTTAAAAGTAGTTCCCTCAACCATTTTATTCTCCGATTAAATCCTGACCAATACCAATATCTGGCATCGGGCAGTATTTTCCGAGACCTGGTCCGACCTGCTGAGAAGTGAGGACAATCACCTTGAGTAACAGACAGTGGTCATTCTGAGTCCAAGTAGTGACCTGAGTTCCAAAAAGACCTCTGCTCATTGGAACAGTAACACCATCAGCGGCAACTGGTCTTGCGAGGACAATTTCTCCCTGAGTGACGTTCCACACGTATCCTCCGACTGCAAAGAGTTCTGCATCTGCTTCAGAGCCAAAGGTAATATATCCTTTATCCTGTGCGGCGATTGCAGTTGCGATATCTACAGTCTTGAAAATCCAGGTCTCTTCTGCTCCGTTGGTAGAGATAGAAATATCTGATACTCCATATTCAGGAACAGTGACTTCGTCATTCTGTGCGGCTTTATTGTATGTTACCCAAGAGGTGATTGGGACAACATTCTTGAAGGTCTTGAGTTTAGTAACTTCAGCCATAATCTTTCTCCTATAAAACTAAGGATGTTATTCCTTAGTAGTTGAACACACCACCCATAATAGAGCTGTGTCCGTCAATGTCAGACTTGTCGATGAGAGTTTCTGCGGAAGAGATGTAGAACTTCTCAGACGGGTTGTTGCGTGCAAGCGGCTGACGCTCATCTCTCCATGCAACGCGGAAGGAAAGGAGCTTAGTGTCAAGCAGGTAAACAGAGCGGTTTCCAACAGTGCTTGGGAGGTATGGATGCTGAACAAGGTTAAGAGTCGGCATTCCTGGGAGTGCATACTGGATGAACGAGATACCGAAGCTGTAGTCAGATGCCGGTGGGACACCGAACTGAGTCTTCATGAGACGCTCACGGAACAGACCGAAGGTGTCAAGGTCACACATCATGTAATCTGGGGTGACACCCATTCTGAGCATCTTCTGTGCAGACTCGACAAGCATTGCTTCGAGCTTCTGAATCTGAGTTGCACGGTCATCTCCTGCCTGAATCTGGTTTGCTCCTGCGGTAGTGTTGTTAACCCAAGTGGTGTACTGTGAGTTAGAGTTGGTTACGAGAGTGTGAATACCATCGTATTCAAGCGGAGTTGCAGATTCATAGTCGTTGTAGATAGACTTGACATTACGAGTAACACCGAGTGCAGAACGTTCACGAGTTGCACGGTGAGATGCGAGTGCATTCTCGGTTGCGATTGCCCACATGTCACGTGGCGGGACTGCGGTTGCACCTGCGCGGATTGCGGCATCAGTAACACGTCCAACGGTGTACATGTATTTGATGTCCTGGTCACGAGTGTAAGTCGGGAAGTCAGACTCAGTCATAACTGGGTCTTCAGTTCCAAAGTACGAACCCATAAGACCATATGGCGGTGCAACATCCCAACGTGCAGTGCGACCTTTGACCGCTTCGGTAGTTAAGACTGCCTGGAATGGTTCTGGTCTAAGGAACAGAACAGAGATTTTGTCATCTGCAATGACGTGAATCCAGTTAGATGTTGCAGTTAATGCTTTTGCACCAAGTGCAACATTGTTCATACGTCCTGCGACTTCCTGCGGGTCGTCAACACGTTTTCCGGCGGCATCGAAATGAATCTGGTCAACCTTCTCAGCTCCAATAGCTTTTGCGAGAGCTTCGAGTCTCTGTTCCTGAGTGTTGACATAGGAATCCTTGTCATACGGGTCAGTCTGAACAGGAGAGCCGATAAGCATGTTTCTAACAAGATTGTCGGTAATTGGTGGGACAATCATATAAGATTCAATGCTGTTGCTCTTTGCTCCAAGAGAGTCACAGTATGCTTTGGTCTGAAGGTCGTTATACTGGCGTGCGAACAGGTTCAGGTTGATTGGGATACCGTCACCATAATCAAACTTGACCGATTTGTTTCCGGTCTTTTCGATAAGTTCTTCGAGAGATTCTACAAGATTAGTCATATTTAGCGTGCTCCGCTACGTGCGAGTGCCATGAATTTGGCATCGACTTTTGCTCCATCAGGAGTAATCATAAAGGCAGTTCCAGAGTTGTCAATAAATCCTACAGATTTCTGTGCAACTGGTTCAGAGTTGATTCTGTTAATTTCTGCCTCAAGTGCGTCAAGTTTCTGAGAGATTGCATCGAGAGACTTCTTTGCCTCGTCAATTTCTACCTCTTCCTTGACCTCTTCTTTCTCATCCTCTTTGCATGCTTTTTCTGCTTCGAGAGCGGACTTTACTGCGTTAGTCACAAGGGCATTAAGCTCATCAATGCTGATGCTTACCTGTGCCTTTTCCCCCACATCAGATTTCTGACCAGAGCCAGAAATAGAGTGAGTCTCAATAGCCTCTTCAGTTACAGAGACCTGAGTAGATTCAAGATTTGGTGTCTCCATTTCTTCTCCTACAGGTATGCTTTTTGAAACAATATCAAAGTGAGCATCTGGATTGCATGGTCTGTCACATAATGTGATTGAACGTAAATATATCTTCTCTGATACGCATGGGACTGTTCTGCGTGAGGGTTCAATGTAACAAGACGGAGTGACTTTGGCTCGACGGAAAGTGATTGAGAATGAACGAATCACACCTGCTAAGACCATTCTCCAAACATCATCAACATCTGGATTGTCTTCAAAAATCCTGCACCTAACAAACAACGAACCATCATTGAGCATACGTGCCGATTCGCAAGTACCAACTACGAATTCGGAGTGCATGAAAGTGATTGGTGCATTGTTGTTCATGAACATGGGGAGAGCTTCTGCAACAGCCTCGGAGCTAACAATTTCATTCTCTAAGTCAATCGTTGGAGAGGTGGCGATACCCTCTATGATTCTCTTAGATTCAAAAATCTTGGACTCTTTAAAAGTCCAAACTCGGTCTTCACCCATTTCAAAATATTGTTGGTGCTTTTATGATATAATTGTTTGGATAAAATAGAGTTATAAAGGAAGAGTTTCTTCCTCTTCTTCGTATGCAATACTTACAGCTTCTTCAAATCCTTCTGCATTCTTGATTGCATCTTCTGGCGAAAGTGTATTGAGCGCGAATGTTAATTCACCTACATGTACTTTCTCCTCATCCATGATACTTGTGAGGACTTTCTTGCATAACTCACATGGGCATCTTTCAATCTTCAACTGATATGAGTTGATAGCTTCCATCTCTTCTTCAATGAGTTTGCGGATACACATGGCAAACTCATTTGGTGACATAGTTCCTTGATTCATATAATACTCAATCTGATATATCCATAACTCGGTGCGATGATGTCTTCATCATTGTATGTTAGTACTACTGCCATCTTATAATATCCTCTTTCTAATCCATTAACAAGTAATGGTACATTGATTGTTCCTGGAATAGGTGTGGTTGTGGCGTCTAATGAAAGTACTTCTACGTCAGATGAATACTCATATACTTTTACTTTGACAGTGAATTGCTGTAGTGGTAATGCGATGCCTCTACAATCAGTAATAGTTACACTAGCGTTATCAGTATCATCTCCTTTGTGACACACGATTCTCCCAGTGTATTTCCCTCCAAGACAAACGTAGCTGACAGATAATGGGAAGTTTACTACTAATTCTCCAACTTCTTTAGACCACTTGTCGAAAGCCGCCATGTCAAATGGTGCTTTATCAAACATCTTCTACCACCTTGGGACATTTTGATTTACAAATAGATTCAACTTCTGCTCTAAGTGATTCTGGGATAGATTCAAGAGTTCTCTTTTTCATACAAACTCTTTCCGCATAAAGTTCTGCTAATGCACTTGCCATTACATACCTCCAAGAACAATGTCTGTTAATTCAATCATGGCGTCCTCTAAACGAGATGTCTTACTAGACTGCATGATAGAGTATGCTTCTGGTGTGAGTGTATCAACAATAACAAAACTCCTACGAATGTATGTGTCGCCAGATTCAGTGGTTACTTCTTCCTCTAATTTGTCGGAAATAATAAGTACTTGGTCTGGGAGGATGAGAACATCATTGTCAGGTAACTTTTCAACATATGTCCTATTCATTACTTATTGATATCATATTGGCAGATATTAAATATTTCTTTGAAATGCATTTCGTACATAACCTCTTTTGCTTTCTTGGTGCAATGGCATGCCCATCCCCAATAAGACATGACAGAGCTACGCTCGCTATCTGTCAAGTATCCTTTCGTCTTTATGCTTTTTAAGATTCTTCTGCATACTCTAGACAAATCGTTGTACAGTGTCTTTCTAAGAATCAATGCATTTTTGAATATGCGAAAACCTACATAATCAATACCTCTTTCTAATATAGAGAATATCGACCAACAGCTCTTTATGCTAAGGTGTAAGTCCGTCTCTACAATGTACTCCACTTCTCTTCTTACTCTATTTGCCTCCTGCCTTGTGGCGCATATGAATACACAATCATCCATATATCTAGAAAAGTAACTGCATATTTTTGATACGAGTTTATCAAATTTGGTCAAGAATATGTTTGCTAGATATTGGCTAGTGTAATTTCCAATAGGAATGCCTCTGGATATAGAATAGATAATTTCAACAATCACTCTCAATATTGAGGTGTCTTTAACAAAATTCTTCATCACGGCTGATAACAAATCTTGGTCGATTGATTCGAAATATTTGGAGAAGTCAATTTTATAACAATAGTTGGATTTTTCTGGGTGCTTTAGAATATATTTTCTTAACCTACTGGCGGCAAGGTGCATCCCTTTGCGTGGGATAGCGGCATATGATTCTTGATAGAATTTATTGAGAAAATCGTCTTTAAGACCATTAATTAATGCACACTGTACAATTCTATGTGGCGCGAATTGTAATTTCATGATGTGCCTTTCTTTTCCATGCTCATATATGGTCTCTTCTATGTAGCCATATGTTCTGTAATTTCCAGAGTGCAGTAGAGTATATATGTTCTTTAAAATCGTCTCTCTGTTTTCTTCAAAATTAATCACAGACTTATAGTGGTGTTTTCCTCTGGCGGCGTCAATCGATGCAGTGTATAATGCATCTAACGAAAACATTTCATCAAATGTAATTTTGCTACGTTTCATTGTGCATGAGAAGGTGAGAGTGTTTCAGGTTTCAATCCTTACTAACTCTCATTTTAGTTATACAATTTCACCTAGTGGTGAGGTGCGTTCCTGCTACGTTGTTTTATTTCTCATGTAGGCGTGAACCAATATTCCAATTAGAATTCGAAAGAGCATTATTCACATTCAAGTAGAACAAGCCTGCATTCGTACCATTATTCAAATTGCCACTCGCATGCACGTACTATTTTCTTCCAATAGTAATGCATGGGAGATTAGTTCATGCAGTATTAACACCCCATCCAAAATATATTGGATGCTAGTCTACATCATTGCTGATGTGACACCAATATATTTGTACTGATTATATATAAATGTTACTTTGCCAACTGTATAGGTCTTACGAGCAGGCGCGAACCAACACTCCAATAATAATGCGAAAGAGCATTATTCACATTCAAGCAGAACAAGCCCGCATCCGCACCATAAAGCAAAGAGCCACCCGCAAGCACGCACCTATTAGTTAATGCACTTGTGTTGACATAGATTCCATCATAGTAGTATGTGGATGTTGAACCTCCCAACACTTGTGGGAAGAAACTGCATGGGGTTTCGTCTGCCATTGTTTTGGTTGCGTATGCCAATCCAGTTGCGCTTGGTGCGTTCATAGTAACTCTGGTCTCATAGAATGTGTCTGGCGCACCTGCATATGTAGCAGTAGTGATATCTGCGATATGGTCGTCATGACGATAACTGAATTTGAGTTTGTAGTTATCGAAGATGGTCTGATGATTGAACTCCCATGTATTTCCCCACAAATTGTTGAAATAACCTGCCATGACTCCCGAAAGACCTGCTGATGTATCGCCACTCTTCATCATTGAGGTTGGTGCAAATCCAAGATTTGTTGCACTGAGGTTGTCTTCAGAACCACTTACTGATACATATCCCAGACCATAGAATCCCTGAGAGTTGGTAGAGCCTGCTACAAATGTGAGTAACATACACAGAAGGTTTCTTTCTGGCGTACCTACTCCACAATACTGTGCAGGTGAGCTGGCTCCCGTTGCTTTGTATGCTGTCTCGAACTGTGTCATGGTCATAGACCTTGCAGGCTTTTCTGTAGTGCTTACAGAATAACATGCTGAAGCACTTCCACTTGCTTTGAACATGCCTATGAAGATATATGGTAATGTTAAGTCTCCATATTTATGACACCAACAGTCAAAACCTGTTTCTCCGATAGCTTTCGGGTCTTGGAATGCAAATTCGTGGCACTGGTCAGTACCATTGATGTATGACTTGTACCAAATGGTATCTAACATAACCATTACGTCACCATCAGTGCCGTCTAATTTTGCAGTACCTCCTGCTAATTTCTGATTACCGTTTGATGGATTTAATAAATAATTTAGGTCTCCTTTTGTTCTATCTACTGTACATGGTTTTGCATGTTTAGTATACAGTTCTGCTCTCTGTTCATATGACATGCCAACTGCACCTCTTGTAAAGGTGATGTTTGCAGGAGTGGCTGACACTCCTGAATTAATCTTAAACCCATAGATTACAATCGGTGGCTGATTCTGGGCGTTTGTTGAACCTTTCATTATGTCTCCTTGATTAGTACAATAGTGTTGATTACTGTAGATGATGAAGGTATTTCTGATGCATAGATAGTGATGCTACCAGAAGTAGCTTCGGCTACTTGTGCATAAATACCAAGGGATGCACACTCCTGACTGAATACTACAAACGGTGTGTGATTTGCAGTAACCGATGGATTAGAGATTGATGCTTTGTATGGGTAATTTGCGAATGTGCCATCATATGACCAATCTCCTGTCAATACTGTGATTGCTGAGATTGTAAAGGTTTCGGATGGGTGTTGATGGTCGCTTCTAGAGATATATGCATCAGTTCCTTCATTGCCTGTGATAGATGGTGCTAACGGCATGGTGTCTGAGAAGGGTTTATTAAATCCACTTGCCTGAGACACAGGGTTAATGTTGCCTGTACCATCTGTCACTAATACTGAGTTTGGAGAAGTTACATTCGCATTGAGTTTCTGATTGAGTGCTTGCTGAGTTGCAGTACTAATAGGTTTGTTTAAATCGGACGTGTTGTCAACATTTCCAAGACCTACCTGAGATTTATCTACATCATGAGGATTATTCTTATCTCCTACGTGGTCATCTAAATTGTCCTGTACTGCATCAATGGCAGTTCTTGTTGGGTCAGATACAATTAATGTCTGAGGTGTGTATCCTACAAATGAGCTAAGTAAGTCAAATGAGTCTTGGTCTGCTTTCTGATTAAGTGCCTGCTGTGTAGCATTGCTGATTGGTTTATTCAAATCAGATGTGTTATCTACATTGCCTAATCCCACCTGCTCTTTTGTAACTCCGTGTGGATTGCTAGTATCATCCTCGTGGTCAGTGAGATTTGTCTGAACTAAATCTATTGCAGACTGCTGTGCATTGGATACTGGTTTGTCTACGTCTGAGGTGTTATCGGCATTGCCAAGACCTACTTCACCCTTGGTAACATTATGTGGGTTGCCAGAACGTAACTGAGAATGCTCGTATGCGGCTTGTCCTAAATCTCCATAATATGCATCTTCGTGAGTTACACCTAATTCAAGAGGAGACTGCATTGGTGGTAACTGGTCTGCGGGAACTTTACCATCAACTAAATCAGCTTTGGAATTTAACGCATTTTGTGTCGCATTTGATATTGGTTTGTTTGCATCAGAAGTGTTGTCTGCATTACCCAATCCAACCTGCTCCTTTGTTACATTGTGAGGGTTTGAGTTGTTGAGAACATGGTTTACAATATCATTCCAATCTGCTGAGGTAATTGTTCTAGAGATTGTTCCGATTGCATCATTCTGCGGAGTGAATGGATTTGTCGGGTCAGTGTAATAGTTACTGTCAGACCAAGAAGATGCACTACAATTCAGAGTTATCGTTGTGCCTTCTACTGTAGCAGAAGTGTATTCAAATACACAATTTCCTCCGTACAATGATTCAAATAAGATATATCCCCCGTCAAGAGGTAATACATCAGTTCCAATCTGAGATGTGATTACGATTGGATTATTTGTTAAAAAATCAACCGTACATTCAAATGTAGGGCTGAATGCGGATGGTCTATACATCAAAACAATATAAGATACAAAAATAGATAAATGTGTTGTCAGAGATTATTGATAGAATCTATGGCATCATCTACGTCCACACATTCGCATAATTTCTTGACGATAGCTCTACTTTCGTTGTTCTTGTCATAATCTCTGGCAATAACTCTGGTGCCACTCTGGTAGAATTCGATGTGTGGTTTATCTAACTTACGGATAAGCCTCTCTGAAGACTGTGGTTTCTTTCTGTTTAAAGCAGGGTCGTAGGAGAGACCTCCTCTCGAACCTGCTGTTACTACTGCTCCATTTGGTGCATCATTTGCATCATGAATAGTTTGTCTCATGATTCAAACACCTCTGAAGTAGCTCCCGTTTGTGCATATCTAATCGATTCATCACTTGAACGGTCGTTTCCTCCAATGATAGTTGTCTCTTCAAAATCTTGCCCACCATATCTGCCCATCTGAGTATCTACTGCATTGTTAGTGCCCTGTCGAATTAATTCATCGATTACGGCGTTGTCTTCAGGTGAAAGGTCATCTCCAATCTGAGCAACTCTAAGCGCGATATTTAATGGCATACCCATGCTAGTGAGAAGGTTTGCGGCAGTGCATTTATCGATGAGATTTCTGGATTGTTTGAGTTTATCATCAAGCTCTACAAATTTGTCGAACTGGAAATACCAATCAGATGTGTAACCTCTAAGCTCTGGAAGAATCTCTCTGTTGATTTTATCTTCAATGTTAGATAAGATGGTAGAGAGCATTCTTGACTTCATGATGTTTCTGGATACTACTGAGGCGGCGCGACCTGTAGATACATCTTCCATAGAGAATTCTGATGCAGGGAATCCGAAGATATTAAGAATAATCTTGAACACGAACTGCTGTCCTTCTAACCATTTGGCATCTGCGAGAGTGTTATCTACAGTGCTTACAGTTTCATTACCTAAGAGATGTAATGTCTTGCCGAAATTATCTGCTCCAACATTCACATGGTCTGCTGAATCTAATCTCTGCTGAAGAACTTCGATGGATGCAATATCTGGGTGAGTCCACACGAGATTTGGCATAAGTCCATTATCCATCATCCTTCCGGCGGCGACAGTGGAACTGATGAGGTATCTAAAGTGATATTTGAAACTCATTAAGATTGCATCACCATAGATAGACTGAGACCTTGGATACTGCTTGAAGTAACAAACTTCTTCTGGTAAGTAGTGTTGATATGTATATCCATTGTTTAATCTCTGCCACCATCTCGTTACATATCCATGAGAGATGTACGCTTTTCCAAGAGCGTTGCTGTTGTTAGGCATACCATCTACTTCTACCCTATCAATCTGTCCCCAAAAGTCAGGACCAGAATAAGCATGAAGTTCAACACAATAACCTCCGCGAGAATAAGTCTTGACGATTACTCCTGCATCATATGCTATGAGGTCTCTAACCATAGATACAAATACATCCCAGAATCCCTGCTGAGGATTTGGATTCTCTAAGAACTTATATGCAGACTCTACTCTATGACCATCTTTGTTTTTCACATCGAAAGATATACCTCTGAGGTAGTTACACAGGGCAGTCTCCATAAGTAGATAATACGGATTCACTCTGATGATATCGATAGCGCGTCTATCAAAATTCTCTCTTGGAATACCAAATACTCCCCAATAAGGACTCTGAGAAGAAATACCTCTACGTCTGTCTGCGTATTTGTCATTCTCCATTCTTATTGGGTGGACGTCATCTTCTGGGAACAAATGCTCGTTATAATAAAGATGATTGATTCTCGGAGAGTTGTTTGTGATATTATTGTAATATCGAGATGAGGCGGCGTCTCCTCCTTTTACAACTACCTTTCCTTTAGAAATCATTGCTAATATCTAGGCTTTAATTAATTAATAATGTTATTCCCAAGACCAATCAAATTCATCTTGACTCCATTCAAAATCATCTTTTGACCAGTGTTCATCTATTTTTGATGATGATTTGGATTTAAAGAATCCTCCTATTTCTCTAGACGTGTGGTTTAACCCCCATGCCAATAATGCCATTGAACAAACTATATCATCGTGACGTCCAGAAGGTGCGGTGTATCTAGTACCACCACTTGGAAGTAATACATACTCAAACCTTTCAAACTCATCGATAGCTTCTTTGACATTTGGAACTTTAAGTTCTTCATTCTGTAGCATGACAACTAGATTCTGAATCATCTGTGTCTTCGATGTATTTGTGAATACTTTAGGGTGAACCATCAATCCCATAAGTTTCAACCTATCTACCATACTATCACCAACTCCTGTAGAGTCCATGAAGATAGGACAATTATGGTATCGTTCACTGTATTCTTTGATAAGGGTTGCTTGTGTTTCCCAATCTGTCTTGGTAAATCTATACATCTCAACAATCTCAAATGTCTCAACATCTGCGATTGTCATCACAGTGTAATCAACGTGTTTGCCCAAATCAAGACCTGCCATATAGATTCTACCTTCTACAGGATGGTGTTTCAAATCTTGAAGCGCGAAATGATTGAATACCAATCCACCTTCTTCTAACCACTCTGCGAGATATTCTTGTCTGTATTTTAATGGGTCTACCTTCTTCTCTACCTTTTCTAAGAAGTCTTTCGGCATGAGAGGGTTATCATGGGATGTGAAATGGAATGCTTCATAATCAGAATCTACACCACTTTCTGCGTATTTGTACAAGTCATAGTACCAGTTACGACCATAAGGTGTAGAGATGAATATAACAGGAGCATTTCTTACTGCGACCATCGGTTCTAGATGTTCTTCGTAAATGTTGGATTTGAGGAAAGCCGCTTCATCAATGATGAGATAATCAAGTGTCTGACCTCTAATCTTATCTGGGTCATCACCAGACATCGCACACACCTTAGAACGAGTGAGTGGGAAATAAATAGTCATCTCTGTTTTATTGTAATCATACTTGATACCTTGACCATCGCACAATTCCCTAACTTTATCGAGGAGCATGACTGCCTGTCTGAATACAGGGGCTACAATCCAACCAACGCTGTGTTTCTTAGACATCGCTTGGATTATAACAAAGACAGCACCCACGTGTGATTTACCAAACTGACGTCCTGTTCTTACGACTTTGAATCTCGCAGGACTATTGAGAATCTTCTTCTGAGCAGGTGAAAGCCAAAAATTAATAATTTGTGTTGCCATTGTTATCTTTTGCTGTTACAATATGCCAATACGACATACGACAACCAATCGGGTGCATTCTTAAACCATTCACTCATCACTGAAAATCACTCGCTCAATCTTACGACCTTCAAAGCCCTTGGGGATAATCACATGACATGAGTTACCCGATTTCTTGACAAATAACATCTTTTTTGGAACATATTCCTTCTCATTTCCTACACATCTAAACATGATTACTCGTCATCTCCTAATGTATTCACAGTAATCTTAATCTCATCTACGTTCTTGTTGACTGTTGTTTCCTTGCCATAGATGATTGGTCTGCTCTTGAGAAGGCTGTCGAGGTATTCTTTACGACTATCTGGACTATCATTGATAGATGCATGTTTGGCTTTCAGTAAGAGCTGTCTCTTAATTTCATCATCGATACCTTTCACAACATCATCGCAGAAATACAGATTGTAATAAGCATCAAACATCCGATTCATATTGTCACACACGATACATGAATCTTCGTGGCGTACAGCTTCAGGACACGATTCATAATACAAACAGGAATCATCACATGATACTCTTTGCGATATGTAATCACACACTTCTTCTCTATTCACACACTTGTGTTGGCTTTTGCATTGTATATACTTTTGGATATTTTGTGAAAAAATTTGTGGTGACTTAGTTACAGTCCGAGGGTGGTTTCCTGAACGTCAACCTTGCTATCACGCTGTGATTCACAGCGTTATATCAGGCGATTCTGTCAGGACGACTATAGAGGGATGTATATAAAAAGTGTCACTTTTTCCAAACTAAAGATAATCTATTAGTCTTTCTGGGATTGCAGCGATAATATGAGGATTTGACTAAATCGCTCAATTTGAGCTTCTTTTAATAAAAGGTGATACCTTTTTGTATATACAAATAGATTATCTCCTTTTTCCTTTCTTCTTTCTTCTCTTTCTCTTCTCTTCTTTCTTCTTTTAATAAAAAGTGTCACATTTCAGGAAGGAAAATAAGAAATCAATAGTTTTCGGTATGCCGAAACTTTTATAACATCCCCATACTTTTAGGGTATGCCTAGGGATTCAGAAGAGCTGAAACGCTCTATATATTACCCGTGACTATAAGACGCCGCGCGGTATTCCTGGGATTTTATTTATCCCGTGCAAGAGCTTAGATTTTAAAAACAAGTCCAAATTGAGCTTCGATTGTTTTAGATGTACAAAAATG